TGAATCAGTCCTATCAGTTAAACGCTTTTCAAACTGGTCTTCCGACCATACTACGCGAAATATAGGTTGACCCGTTCCGGTATCAACACCGAACAGGTCTACTAATTGACCGTTAATAGATTCAATTCGTTCTGCTAATTCCATTATTATATTGGGGAGGAGACACTATTATCTCCTCCCCCCTCGTGCAGACCACTACGCAGGCACAACCACTACAGGGTCAACAACTGTAGCAGCAAAGTTCCGCCACACATCGCCAGCAGAACCCTTCTTGAACCCAAGTGCGATGGTAACATCAATGTCAGCAACATAGTTATTAATAACCATGTTGAGAGAGCCACCATCGAGATTGATTCTCCAACCACCTTCTACTGCGAACTTGGAATAGAAAGTGTTACCTTCAACCAAATAGTTATTACCAGCAACAATGATATCACCCGCATTGCCACGCTGGAATCGGTTATTCCGAATAACACCATAGCCAGTCTGGGCTACACCACCATCAGCAGTATTGCGAATTGCAGTTCCAGTTCCAAGTGCCTCAAAGTCACAATCTTCAATCAGGATACGCTTACATTCACCAACATTGACGCCACAACCAGCAGCTCCACCAGTCGAGAAGTAACAACCAAGAACTCGACCATGTGAACCATCAGGAATAATTGCAGTTTCCATACGACGGAAACGAATAGCATCATTTCCCGCTGGAGGTGCAAACTGAATATTCTGAACAGTCCAACCCTGTTCAATAATATTCAGATTCGGCCTAACAACACCAGAAGTAGGTGCCAACCATGATGCTCCACCACCCGTCGGAACACCACCATTAGTAGCCTGACGCGGCCTATTAGCTGCACCTAGAATAGTAACGTCAAAAACACCAACAGGAGTAAAAGCAACTTCACGCAATACTCCAGAGAGATAAATCAAATCTCTGGAACGAAGGTTTGGAGCGAGCGCTTCAAAAGTTTCGAATGAACCTCGCGGTCCACCACCCTGCGGAAACAGATACCAAACCTTATTAATTACACCATAATCCTGTAGAATAGCGCGACGATTTTCCTCGCGCATATTCCGCCAAAAACCATCATACATGATATTTCTCCAGTCTTATTGACCAGCGTTGTTACGCCAGAGAATTAAGCGCGTGGTTATCGGTATACGCGCCCCACCATCCTAACAGTTATTACACTACAGCAGCGGGCCACCAATAGGCAGAAACTGGGTCCCAACACATCAAGATTGGTCGTAGTGTAATAGGCTGATAACCAACCTTAATAGGATACAACGCACCATTAGTAAGCATTGCTCCAGGCGCACCATGCGTAAAGCAAAGAACTACCTCACAATACGCATCGGGTTGAGGTGGAACAAGATTAGCAAGCTGAACCTGTCCACTAAGGAAGGTAAACCTTGCCGTGGGTGTAATAGTAAGAGCACAAACCTGAGTAGTAGGTTTGGGCTGAGTGGGGCCATGACAAACCCCAAAGTCAGCGGAATTAAGGGTTCCAGCAACAGCCATTTTATTTTCCTTTTCTCCCTAATTCCAGTTAGTAACCAGTGGGAACTGCCAACGTATCAATATAGGCACAAGCAGCAGGATTCGTAACAAACGTCTGCATACCCACAACCATATAGAAGATGTCAGCAGTAGCCACACCACCAGAAGGACCACGGATTTCAAAGATTCTACGACCATCAGTTGTATAGAAACCAATGGGAAGAATCTCACCGCGACCCCACACTTCATCAACAATGAAGTCAATACGAGTCTTGTCCCAGTTAAAGGAATCACGCAGACTAGCACCAGCCATCTGCATACCATCGCCGAAATACATGTTCAGCGATTCTTCCTTTGCCTGCTTATGAATAATCGAAACCAACTGTCCGATTTCCTCATAAGCCTGCTTCTGACAAGGATGCAACCATGCAGTAGGCTTGAATGTATTGTCAATACCTACACGGTTTCCAATCTTATTCATCGCCAATCGTGGCAACGGAAGTGTCAATGCAGCATTCAAACCATTAACACGGTTAGCTCTAATTTCTGGTGTGGCTGAACGAGAGAATCCAAGCCATGTACCAGTGGAAGCATTAGAATGATGATACGGCACACCATACAGAGCAGGAAGTGCTGTAGGAGTAGTGATACCATTCGTAACTAGCTTGTCGGTTGCAATAGTAGCAGCAACAGCAGGAGTTACGTCGATACTCTTATTCTCAACATCCCACTTGGTAATGACACCGCTACCACGCAGAACACCAAGAGCAGTATCGAACACCTGTACAGTCTGACCATAACGCATCAAACGTGCGCCAAAGCCATCAGTACCAAGTGTATAGGTATCAACACCACCAGCAGTAGAAACAGCGCTAATAACACCGATAACGCCATCACCAGCCTGCATCATCTGAGCATCAAGCTGTCGGCGGAGTTCGTCAAGAGCCGTAGCTGTAAGTCTACGAACTCCATTAGTAACAGCCTTCCGCTCATCATCTGTGGCCCAATCCGTCAACTTAGTATATTCGATGTTCTCGCTAACGAACACACTAGTAAGTACGGCCTTATCGAATGTCGGGCCACCACCGCGTCCCAAATCTCCACCATCAGCATTAAAATACTGAAAGCTTCCACCGGGACGGAGTTCCAAAGGAACGCGCATCTGTCTATTAGAGATTTTTTCTACGTCACGTTTCTTAACATTAGCGTAGAACTTATCATCTCTTTCAAACAGAACGCGAATCTTTGGAATTACACGTTCTAACTCAAGTCCAGCTACCTGTGACTCAACAACAGCCATTTTGTCCCTCGTTAATCTGCATTAAGAAAATCAATAGTCCTCATTCCTCTTGGAATATCGGCTGCTTTAGAAATCTTGCCACTTTTTATTTCTTGTGACCGTGGCCGTCCGGGTGTAATTGGAGTCTTATTAGGACTCTCATCCTCATCACTAGTACGCTTACCTAATCCCCTGAGAGCGTCAATTCTGGCCTTTTTTATGACTGTAGGCAACAGTGTCTTAGCACGGGATAGATAAGCTGACTTAATACGTTCTACAGAAACTCTACTAAAATTCTCGCTAAACGCGGATTCCCATAATTTATCTTTAAGAGCTACGAAACGTGCATCTTTACTAAGTACAACTTCTAGCATCTCAATAGCTTCACGACTCGCATTTTTACGAACATAATCAGTCATGGACTTCTTAGGGTCAATATTAGCATCAATAGTATTCTTAAGGGTATTATTAATCCTCGTGTTCAAATCATTTCTAGCACTATCAAACTGCTGTCTTACGAACTGCTGTTCTCTCTGTTCAAGTTCCTTATTCTTACCATCTACTTCCGGTTCATCTTTAGACAGATTAGAAGGAGGCTTAAACTCACTAGTTCCAAATACAAACTGATTTAATAGCTGTGCTGCTGACTGTAATGCTTCATTTCCACTCTTTCTACTCTCGCGCACCATAGCTACGATAGTATGCTTAGTAACATTTCCAAGCACATGGAAATATGCCTGTTCATCTACACGCGCAAGAGTAGGAAGATACTCATCAACAATCTTATTAAATCCCTTTGGACTTTCATTCTTAACAGCCCTGAGAAGAATCTCAGTATTTCCGCTCATTACATCATTTTCAAATTTATCTAGAGTCTGTTTAGCTGAAACAGCCGCTCTAGCATCATCAATAGTAGGTAAGATTTCAGTAAACTGCTGTTCTCTATAATATGCCTTCTCAAGATAAGGAAAATCCTTAAAAAGAGTAGGATACTTTGCCAGAATTTCCTTACGACGAACAGGAGTTACAAGTTCCAGTTGTTCTTCTGTTGGACCTTCTAATTCCTGTTCGATTTCAAGTAGTTCATCATCTACATCTTTACCTTCTTCGCCTTCTTCTCCTTTAGCACCATCAATACCCGTTGTGCCATCTTCTTTAGATTTAGAAGATTTAGGCTTATCTTCCAGTTCAATAACTTCGGGTTCATCTTCTGCACCCAAAAAAGTGATTACATCTTCATGACTATCTGTTGATGGACCAACAGGAGTATCTATAGTTGCACTATTGGACGGTAGCGACATTTGCTTCTCCCATTATGGGTGCTTCTGGTTGCATCTCTGACGGATTGGGCTTTTCAGGCGGAGCAGCACCATTCTCCGAACCTGTAGCCGGTGGCTGTTGCATCATACTCATTTGCATTTGCTGATAATGAAGTTTACCATGCAAAAGTACATTTCTATAACCCGGTTCATTATCTATCTTCGTCTGTTGACCAGCAGGACTAACTATCCATTTACGACAAATCTCAAACTCTATTGCATGATTCTCATACACAGGGTCAATATCTACCGATGGAACTTCAGGATTCAATGGGTCCATCGGATTTGGCATTGGTTCAGAATCAACTAAGAGTTTAATCTCATCATACTGATGGTTTCTATCATCTTCACCCGGAACAAAGAAATCTGTAAGTCCAATAGCCTGACGGATAATTGGTAGATTTTCAGGAGAACCAATAACAGCAAGAACTTCAGGATTAGCAGCCGACAATAGCTGCATGATAGTATCCTTCTGCTGTGACCAAGTTAATGGAAGATTCTCATTAGCCTCTAGTTCTACTTTACCAATCTTTCCTTCCAACTCTGCCTTACGAATGAATACATTAATAAAGTTACCGTCAGGGTCACGCTGAACATCCCTTTCATCTTCCTTTACTTCTTGGATGTAAGCGGGAATAACTTTACCGAAGATTTCCTTCCACCATATAGTGAAAATTTTCCATGTGTTCTGGAGTCGTTGTAATGCTTGCGCACGAGACATTGAATACTGTGATGCAGTTTCAGCCCCCTGCATCTGTCCACCAAATAGTGACGGTAAGGCACCCGACACAAGTTGTGCAAGTCCTTGTATGTTAGTTGCAAAAGGCATTACCTCGGGTGATAAATTCGCAGTTTTAATTTCATGAAATCCATCACTTAAAGTCTTACCAGATTTCGGAACAGCCTCATATATACCACCTGGGACTGATTCCATCTGGCGATAAGCATTAAAATTTAATACAGCAGGGTCAGCAAATGTCTGACCAATACCATGTTCAATAGTCTGAAGGGTTAGAGAAATTAGGTCATTAGTTATTTCTTGTACGCTAACCAATAAGAGGCCAAGAGGGTCATGATGCAAATAATCAGAAAGGGGATTATAAGTAAGAGTCCAAGCATCATCAAGACGTTCATTATAAGCATCACCAAACTCATCATTTACTAATGTAACCTTAACACCATTCGGATACAATTTCTTAAGTTTCTTTACATTATCTTCGTCCTGAAGAATATTAAATGCTGAGGGCCGGAGCCACGCATTACGAATAGTCACATTATTTGTAGGATATGCTCCCTGATACTGTGGACTCAATCGACCCCATTGTTCATAGGGGTCTTTTGGTCCAACAGAACTAGCAATTTTCTTAGCTTCTTCACTAGACAACTTACCATGCAAATGCGCATACTTTTCAATTGCATTTGCATAGTGAGTTTCATAACTAAAAATAAGATAGGGACAATCTTCCTGCTTTCTCGCGTAAATTGGAACCTTTACATACAACCCACCATAGCAATCCAACATGATTCGAGTTTTGGGTTTGTGTGTAGTTCCAACAATTCGAGTAACAAAGAAAGATTCATTATTAATCGCAGGCTGAATTACCTTATTACAAGCCGGACACATTTCCGGTTCATAATCTTCTGGTTCTCTCTGTAGAACTG